TATAGATTTTTATTACATGCCATAATTGCTAACCCTGAACTAATTGCTGCATCAAACTTTGTTCTTTTGTTTATATCAAATAATGCCCAATCATTTAAAGTGCGATTAAAATATAAATCGCCGTAGTTATTGTCTTCTCTTAACCCTACATATCTATCTATATAAGATTCTATTGCGGCAGCGTGTGATTGCCTAATATCTTCAGAGGAGTTTGGTATACCCCCTATTTCTCTTTCTGCAACAGATAATTTATTATATGTCTTATCTGGTCTGTTCATTGAGTATCCTCTATATCCTCTTCTTTTTAAATAATATAAAAGTCTTGGCTTGTTGTTCTCTGCAAGAAGCGGCATACCATAAAACACTAATGCCATAAGTACATCTTCAAAAAACATTTCTGCCGTTGGTGGTCTTGATACATATTCTAAAAAGAAACTATTAGAAGGAGCTTCATCCATTGAAAACTTTGTAAGTCCGTGTAATGCTCCTTTTGACCCTTGACCATCTGTTGTTCCTGATATATCATACGAGTCACATCCAAATGCGCCGATATGCTCGTTAGCGGGATATTTACCTGCATTTTTACGAGTTATTAAATTTTGCATATGCACAGGTGGTACCCATGATATATTAAACCTCCCTTTTTTATCTGGTATAAATATTACTTTAGAATCTTTTACACCATTCTCCCATTGGAAGTTTCCTTTTGACACAAGATCTGTAACGCTTATGTCCCCATTATAATCAATCTGCTCATATATTTTTTGCAGATTAAAAATACTATTTTTTGTTTCGTCTCTAAAAGCATGTTCCTCTGTTCTTGGAAATTGCCTATAAAATTCATTTAACGCGTCTTGGTCGCTTTTAAGTCCTTCAGCTTCATTTTGCCAATGTTCAATAACTCCTGTTCTAATTGGTTCTCCATGATTGTCGCAAGCGCTAGCATCTCCAGATTTAAAGACAGGCATTCCGCAATCGTCGATAAATCCTTCGTAGTTCCATTCCATAGGTATGAATAAGCTATATAATCCAGAGCTTGTCTGTCCATTCCTGTTTCGTTTAGTAACGTCTGAAGCATAATATAATTTTTTAAAGTTATCACCACCCTTATCAAGTGCATTAGAAGTTGATCCCATCATACACTTCCCTATAACCCTACTACCAAGTCTAAGAGTTGTTTTTGTTACTCGCCAATTGTTTAATATATTATCTGGTCTTTCCCATTTACCTGATTCATCATGAACTAATAATTGTAATTTTTCACCATCGTACGAGTTATCCCCGGTGTTTTTCCAATCAATAGTTGTATCGAGTCCTTCCAATATTTCCTGGGTATTAGCGGAAGTAATTGACTTTCTTGTAAGCTTAGACGCTGGTACTCTATATGCCAATTCGGTTTTTGGTCTATCCATTCCATCTTGTATTGGTTTAAAGAAGAAGGGATAATGGGTAGATATTGGCACAACCTTGTCTGTAAACATTTTTTTTGCATCTGCTCCTGTCTTAGATAAAATACCGAATCTTGCGTCTGATGTGATTGTTGCCATGTTAACAGCTTCTGCGCTGGACATGAACGAAAAACCTGACCTTCTATTTTTAAGGTAACACATTCCATAGCACCTTTTGTCTGCCTTGCAAGCTTCCCAGAATATAAAGAATAATCTGTTTGCTTCTCGAAAGTCTGGCTTCCCAACATCAATCTTGGACCACTGCAAGTACATATAATGAGTGCCAGTAATATAAGTATCACTACCTTTGTTGCGAAATGTAAAACCCTCTTCGCGTCTGGTAAATTCTCTATCAATATATGCATACCACTTGTCTTGTAAATTACTTGGATAATTTTTCCAATCAAATATTGTTTTTATACTTCTTAACTCTTTAGGATATTCATGCGGAATCCACTTGTCGTTTTCTTTATCTATATTATCCAATTTAGGTAAAGCGATTTTGAGGTTTTGTATTTCATATATTTCCCCAATTTTACCCGTTTTACTTATTATTACTATATCATGTTCTTCATTATATCCATACTTCCATTTTTTAGATTTATTCAATCTATTTATAGTAGTGCGCTTTATAGGCTCTATTATTTTATATAAAGTCTGTTCATATGCCATTACTTAGATTTTTTTTCTGCGAATCCAGAAAATGTATTTTCTTTTTTCTCAACAGGTTTATTATCCAACATATTCTTTTCATCTTCAATTCTATTTAGAATTTCAAACGCATCAAATATTGCAAGCTTCTTTGTAGCAGCCGCATTTTTTAATCTATCAGCAGATATATCATCTTCTGTTTGTACTATAGCTTCTTCTGCGACTTTTACGAGTTCATCTACAGCTTTATAACCAGCTTGGATTATACTCTTTTTCTTCTTTTTTATATCCATATTTAATAGAAATTTCTTTTGTCATTACCCTATACAGTCTTTCTTCGTTTATAATAAACTCATATTCACTCCAAGGGGTAAAACCAATAGTGTCACCTATCTTAATTAACCCGCTATTGTCATGGTATTTAACTATACCTTTTAAAGCTTTTTCTTTTCCTATAAAATATTCATTATCATTCTTTAAAGGCTTAATAAAACAAAAACCGTGTATAGCATTCCAAGTATCATCAGATTTATGTAGAAAAATTTGGTCAGGGTAACAAAAATATTTGTCATCTTTAAAATAATTCTTACTATTTCTTTCTATACCTCTAACATCATTCCATCTTCTAAATATATTATGATGTACAATTATTTCATCATCTTTTTCTATATATGTATTACCTAATATTGGGGTTTCTAAAACTATCGCACTCCTGCTAACAAAAAGATGATTACTAAATTCTGTATTAAGTATAAGCTCTTTATCCCCTATTTTTTTCTTATTATTATAACGTCCTTCTTTAGGCCTTATTAAATAAGTATTTAATGGTCTCATTAATATTGTAAATTATATTCAACCGATATAGCCATGTTTTTATTAAAGTCTTTCCATGGTAATATATCATTACCTTTTTTAATATAGATAGAAAATTTTTTATCGTCTTCTATTATATCACATATTATATGACCTCCGTAAACTTCTTGTCCTACAGCGTAGTGCATCGCATCAGTTTTATAATTCTTACCAATACTAATCTTTCTTATCAGCTTGCTCATCTGCCTCTTTTATTTCAGTAAGGCTACCATCAGTTACGTCTATGCTAACATGTCCGTACTTTTCTTTTAACTCAACCTGCATGTCACGTAACCCTAACTTAGCTACATTATATGATTGTAGTAAATTATTTTTTGCTATCTCTGAAGCACCTATTTTATATTGTAGGTCATTAATGGTTGATATTTTGGCTTGTAAATCTTCAAGCTCCTTATCTGTTATTTTTGTTGCTTTTTTACTCATTTTATTAAAATTAAATTAAACTGTATTATATACAAATATAATATTTATTCTTTTATTTTACTGGTCCATACTACACTTAAACTTATAAATCCTAAAACACATTGCAGAGTAGTATCATACGTATCATCTTCAAATTCTTGTTTACTATATAAAAACCCTATCATAAATCCAATTACGGGTCCTATTGTTATTTCTGCATTTTTTATTTGTCCAATTAATAAAAACGTAGTAGCTATTGCTAATAATATGTAAGCTATCATATTTATTTAATTTAATTTAACTTAATTTTAATTGTGCTTAAAAGCCATATACACATAAGTAGCGCCACTAGCATTTGATAAATTACCATTACCTAATGTAAAAGTTGTTGATGTTGCTCCTGATACACCAGTAGCATTAGCAGTGATAGCTTCGCTAGCATCATTAGGGTATGCAGGCATATCAAATGCTTGCGAACTTCGCCTAACACTATCATATAACCTCCAGTTGTCAGCACTATCAGTTCTTTTCGTAAGAACAAAATCAGGTTGAAATCCTACTGTTATATTAGTACCAGCTGTTGCATTTCCAGTATAACCACCAAAACTACTAAAGCCAGTTACCGCATGCCAGCAATAAGCAATATATCTTCCGCCATCGGTATTTACTGCAGCTTCAGTACCTATTGTGAATACACTAGAGGTAGGAGCAGTGTCATTAAAATAATCAGCAGTATCTGCTGTTGCATCATTTGTATCTATTTTTAATCTTTCTGTTTCAGGATTTGCTGTATTAGAACTGTGGTAAACAGCAAAAGCAGCATCAGCATCAAGTTTTCTTACCATTATTACATTAGGAGTGGACGATAACCCATGTCCTACGGTAGCTCCATTAGTACCGTTACCTGTATAACTTACTATGCTAAATCCATTTGCGGTATTCGCACTTACAATACTTCCAAGACTACCAGAATTATTTGATATATAAGCATTACCCGCTTTCCAGCACCATGCTACAAATGTATTACCATCATTACCAAATCCGTTTTGACCACCTACACTAAAACCATCTTCATCAAAAGATGTTACTGTGTTTTCAGTGGTTTGTTCATAATCAGTTGTGTCATTTAGTGGAACATATTTTAATGGGCCTCTTACAGAATCAATTGCATTATAATAAGTAGTGGCGTCTTGGTTTTTAAGCCAAATTAAATCAGGCTTAAATCCTACTCCTGTAATTGATTTTGCCGCCCCTGTACCTTCATATGTTACTGTTTTAAAACTATTAGCAAGTGTGCTATTTACAGTTGGGTTCATTTTCCAAGCTGCATACATGTATGTACTCCCCGAGGCATTAAGTTCTGTATCAGATCCATTTGCTTCAAAATCATTTGAATTAAAAGTTACCCACTTATCCCCGCTATCTGTTTGTTCAGCTTGATCGTTGTTTGCTTCAAGTCTATCGTCAACCGGATTACCTGTGCTTCTCACACTATCAAACATTAACCAACCACCAGTATCACTAGTTCTTTTTACTATTACAAAGTCTGGTTTAAACCCTAATGTAACCGCATTACCATTACTTCCACTTCCGCTATATGTTCCAAATTTACTAAACCCTGTTACTGAATGAAAACAATAAGCAATAATTTCATTACCATCTGCATAATTTAAGTTATTTCCATTTTTTGCAGTAAATACTGAACTTGTTGGTGAAGTATCATTCATAAAGTTATTATCTGCAGCAGCA